GGGTGGACGTCGTCGTCGCAAGCATGGTAAAACTCAAAGACGTCGTAAGCACTAAAAAATTATGCGTATGAACATATAAATGGGAGGTGGTCTTCTACAATTGGTAGCTTATGGAGCTCAAGACGCGTATATTTCCGGGAATCCCCAGATCACGTTTTGGAAGGGTCTATACAAACGACACACCAATTTTGCTATGGAGCCATTCCGTATCAACTTTAACGGTGAACCTAACTGGGGAACTAAACAGACGGCAATCATCAACAGATACGCAGATCTGCTGTACTCTACCTATGTTCAGCTAGAACTTCCTACGAATGATACGGCAAACGTACCGGCACTCTGGAATCACGGAGCGGGTGTTGCAGGAAATTTAGCCGAAACGTTAACTAATGCTCCTTATTTAGATAACGTTCGATTTACTGGACCAAAAGGAGTAAATGGATCCCTTGCTGATCTCATTAATAAAGCCACCGTTGCAGGTGAAATTGTTCCTCTAGGATTCAATTTTATTGAACGCGTAGAACTTGATATTGGTGGTCAAATTATTGATCGTCTGTACTCCGAATATATGTATTTATGGTCTTCTCTGACTTCCGATTTCTTAAAGGCTCGTAAACTATCTGGGATGCTAACCAACGAAAAGTATAATCCACAAACATTACAATTTTCTGCTAATCCTGGATGCGCTGGAACAAACGGTCGTCAATCTATGCCTAACATTTTGTACATTCCTCTCTCCTTCTTTTTTACCCGAAACCCAGGAACTGCTCTGCCTCTTATTGCTCTTCAGTACCACGAAGTCAAGATCAATGTAATCTGGAAAACTCCTAAAGAAATTGCGGGAAATTACAATACAGGTGTTCAGACTCTTCCTAATGCTACTTCTGCCGCCCTCTATATTGATTACATTTACCTAGATACAGATGAGCGAAGACGTTTTGCTCAGCAGTCCCACGAATATCTCATTGAACAAGTTCAGTTTAATGAAGATGTAGGTATTTCAACAGCATCTAAGCGTATTGATTTGACCTTTAATCACCCTGTAAAAGAACTCATCTGGGTCGTTCAACCTACTTGCTACACGAATTGTAATGCAAATGCTCTCGTATATGCAAGAGATTCTAGCAATGCTACTTCTTTTGTTTCCGGCGGAAATACTCGTCTAACCCCATTTGTGTACGATCAAGCTGCCGTATTTGAACAACAATTACAGATTAACGGCCAAGATCGTCTAGAGAGACGTTATGGTGATTACTTTAATAAGGTTCAACCCTATCAACATCATACCGGTATTGCTCCCGGTCCTGGTGTATACATGTATTCTTTTGCTGTCAAGCCTGAAGAACACCAACCTTCTGGAACATGTAACTTTTCTCGCATTGATACTGCTACTCTAGTTCTGACCCTAGATGGAGCTGTAGCAGTTGATGATAGCAATGATAATACTTGGGATATGCGCATGTACGCTGTGAACTATAACGTTCTGCGTATTATGTCCGGTATGGGTGGATTAGCATTCTCTAACTAATCTCCTTCATATATATAATGAAAACGCGACGCAATGTACTGCGTGGAGGTGTAAGTAGTTGTGGTCCGTCTACTCCTATAAAAGGTATATTAGACAGTTTTGCTAAATATTGGTGGGAGTCGTTAAATATGGATGTTTGGCATTCAACTTCACAAACAGGGTACTACTTTTCTGACAGAAAACATAATGATAAACCATGTTTTATGTCTGAAACTCATGTACATATTTGGAAAATGACTACTTCAGGAAAGAAAATAAATATATTTTGGGCAAAGAAGATTAAAAATGTTCATGTATCTGCCGGAACTTCAATAGTAAATAAAGGAGGAGTTGCGTCATGGTTAAAGAAAAAGATTAATGAAATTATTAAGGATAAACATTGTATTGACGCCTTACAAATTGCTGCAAAGAATCCTAAAGTTTTTCTAACAAAACCTGAACTTAAAACACTTATGTTAGATCTTCAAAAGGAAACTTCTTAGTGTAAAGGTAAAAAATGCCTTCTAAAACTCTCAAACGAGGATCTAGAAGACAAGTGTGGAACGGAAAAGCTGAAATGACTGCTGGGGGTCTAAAGAAGGAAGACCTTACTAAAAATCCTCGAGGACGTATTGTTTCTGTAAAGAAATGCCAGACCATGAAAAAAACCTATAAAGGTTCTGATGATGAAGATGATGAGGAGAAAGAGGAGCCTAAGGGCGGTGAAAAGGAGCCTAAGAAGGCGACTGGATTCTGGAATACGTTGTTTGAGTGATTTTAACGAACGTAAGTTTGAATAAGGAAATGTATTCCGTAGAAGCAAAAACTGTTCAGACAGGTGCTGTCCGAACTTTGGTTGAAGCCCTGAAATCTATTCTTGTTGAGATGTCTTTGCTTTTTGACAAAGATGGGATCAAGATGATTGCTATGGATAATACTCGTACTGTTCTTGTTCATCTGAGATTACACGCAGATAAGTTTGAGAAATATGATTATAATCATACCTCTCCCAAGTTCATTATTGGTGTGAATACCGATCATCTGTATCGTATTGTCCGTACTGCCACGAATGATGATATTCTTTCTTTTTATGTTGAAAAAGATGATCCTAATTCTTTGGGCATCATCATGGAAAATTCCGAGAAGAAACAGATTCATAAGTATAAACTCAACTTGCTGGACAGAGATGAACCCGATCTTCAACTTCCAGACACTGAGTTCAGTACCCGTATCACCATGCCTTCTACCGACTTTCAAAAAATCTGTCGTGATATGACTCTGTTGTCAGCAAAAACAATTGAAATCACGAATGTAGGTAATTCCCTTTCTTTCACCTGTAAAGGACATTTTGCTTCTAGATCAACAACGATGGGGGATAATGATTTCAATATTCAGAAGAAATCCGCTGAAATCATTAGTGAACATTTTTCCCTACCTCATTTGGTTCTGTTTACCAAATGTACCAATTTGTGTAACAATGTTGAGATCCATGTGAAGAATGGATGGTTTCTGATGATCAGATACGTCGTAGCCAACCTAGGCGAAATCAAACTGTGCTTGATGCCTTGTTCTACTTAATTTAAAGTTTCTAAATATGTATAAGATAAATATGTTTGGATACATAGCCGAATTTGTTTCAGGATTTTTTGCAGCAGATTTGATGTCTGGAGTCATTCATTGGGTTGAAGATACTTATTTTAATGACTATTTTACTACGATACCAATTATTAAAGATATTACCAGGGATAATGAGTTACATCACTATTTTCCACGAGGTATGCTAGCTTATCGGTATGTAGATCATTTAACTGTACTTGTTCCTTTCGTATCTTCCGGATATCTTATTTGGTACTATTTTTTTCCGACTTCATTTTATACGTATCCCGTGTTTTATGCATCATGTTATTTCTTTTCGATCTCTGCCAATATTGCTCATCGTCTAAGTCATATGAAAGAGTGTGAACTTTCCTATCCAATTAATTTATTACAACAAATAGGAGTTCTCTCATCGCATGATCATCATTCGTTTCACCACAAATTGAGCAATGTCCGATATTGCGCAATTTCTTGTTATACAAACTACGTAGTCGATTATATTCAATTATGGAGAATACTCGAGTTTATTATATTTAATATAACCGGTATTCCTCCAAATCCAAAGAGTGTATATAGTGATTATGAGTCAATTCATACTGATTTACATAGAGAATCGTACAAAGAAAAACCACCTACACCAACCTTAAAAGATATTGATATGTTATTTGGTATACTTGATAAATATAAACAAACCTAGTCTTTCCACTGAAAATATACTTTAGCAAAATGAGTAATCAACGCAGAAATTAATATGAGAGGTATTTGTTGATTCATATCTTCATACGTCTCATCTGCATTGGTTCCAAATAAATGATCTAAATAATCGGGAATAAAATTTACATGAGTATTTCTATGATGTTTTTCATGGAAGGATGAGGGCAGAATAGAATAGAATAATACATGGTTCATAGCAAAAAATATTGATGTAAACAGAATGATACTAAACGGAATCACCCATTCTCCTGAAAGTAAGGCGTAAAAAACAGGTATACACAACGTAATTGAAAATTCGAATATAAATTCAATGACAAGTTCTAGCCATCTAGGTAATAAAACTCGTTTATTATGATGAACAGTTACGTGAAAATTTAACCATCCGATTATGCCAGTTGTAGGTAGATAATGCATGAAACGATGTAAGATATTATACGCAATAGTCATTAGAGATAATCCAGTAAAAGATGCGTTCCATGTTCTATCTGGATAAACTAGTAGAGCTCCATAAAAACCGTACAGCAAAATATGAAATCCGTAAGCATTAATAATTGCCTGCATCTGGTTATTTTACACGTTTAAAAATATTTACATGTAGTAACGATGATAGTAATTATTCTGGGGATTCTATTTATTATACTGGTAAATCCGATACTATATTCATGTATTACTTGGAATTATTCTTTGATGGCTTTTATGGGACTTCTGGGGTACACGAATATAATTGCGTTCACAGTTGTGTTTTTGGTCTACATGTTACTTCCTTCTCGCATCACAAAAGAAATTTTACTCTATTTTAATCAACGGTTACGTGAAGTCTTTCGAGACAGAATTTCCGAAACTGAATCTAATATTCGCAAAACCTTTCAAATTCATGTGAGAGAACCTATCCCAGAAAAATCTATTAATATCTGGCATCCACATGGTGTTTCTGGAGTTACTCCTGTGATTCATAATGGCTACAAAATCACAAGTCCTGAGTACAAACCAACTAAAGGTGTCGTTCATTACGGATACTTTATGCTTCCGTTTATCAAAGACATTATTCCT